TGAACCTCGGCCATCGGATTGCTATCACGCTGATAATCGCCACCGTGATCTTGCTCGCCATTGCATTGTTTGGCTGGTGCTCGGGTTCCTGGGATGGTGCAGCGGCGCAGTATAAGATGCAGTCGGCCATTCCCGGGGAGCCCTCGAAATATGATGACCAGCTATTTGCGCTTGACCGCGAGGCGGCGCAGGATGCCTATCGCGATTATCTCAAGCATCTGTTTGCGACGGCGATGAAGTCCGGCGACCAGGGTGCTTTCGATCGTGCCCAGGTCGGGGCGCGCAGCGCGCGGCGGGCGTATATTGGCATCATGGATTCGATCGATTTGCGGGAGAAGAGGCCATGAGAATTGCCATCAGTTCCGGTCACGGCAAATACATTCGCGGGGCGCGCGGGGAGCCAGTTCCGCCGCAGCTGGACGAGGTGGACGAGGCGCGGCGCGTGGTCGATCGGGTAGCTGAGTTGCTTGCGGACGTGGCCGTGAAATTTCATGATGACGTATCGACGACGCAATCAGAGAATCTTGATCGCATCGTGGATTGGCATAACAAGCAGGATCGCGCGCTCGATGTGAGCGTGCATTTTAATGCTTATGATCATTCGGCGCATGGCGCCGAGGTTTTATATGTGACGCAAGATGAATTGGCTGGCGAGGTGTCGGCGGCGATTTGTGCGGCTGGCGGCTTTACCAATCGCGGGGCGAAGTATCGCGGTGACTTAGCCTTTCTAAATGGCACTGAGGAGCCGGCCATTTTGATTGAGACTTGTTTTTGCGATCATACTGGCGACAGCGCCGCCTTTCGCGAGCATTTCGAGGACATCTGTTTGGCGATTGCATCAACGATTTCTGGTATTGCGCTGGGTGAGCCGCCGGACATTGAGCGGCCTCCGATTGAGTGCCCGCCGGAAGGCGCATTGTTTTATGCGCATGGGCCGTGCTCATGGTTCGGCGGCGCTGATGATACTGGCGTGAGTGCGAGCGAGGGCTTGGCTTTTATTTATGATTACGAGGAGCGGCCGGAGCTGTTCGAGATCGAGCAGCCGCCCGGAACGACGGGATTAGCGCGGCGCTTGAATACTGCGGTCTATTATTTTGCGTGCAGGTTCGACTACAGTGCGACGCCGAAAGATCAGCTTGCCAATGGGATGATCAAAGGACTTGTGCGGGCGAATGGGCGCGAGCATTTGGCATGGCCGGCGGATTGGGGTCCCGCCGAGGACACGGGCCGAGTAGCTGATCTCTCGCCGGGATTGATGCAGGCATTGTGCTTGCAGACGGACGATGATGTTGAGGTGATTTATCCGGCGCCGTTTGCCGTGACATGAGTGGGCGCCGCCCTTGGTTTGCAGAGCGGCGCCCGTCCACCGGGATACTTACGCTCCCACGCTACTTTCCCGATGGATATTCTCGCTCCAAGGCGCGGCGCGCGCTCTCTGGCGTTTCTTGCCAGCAACGATATCGTTCATTTATCTCGCGCCGTCTTTGAGTTTCGCCAATAGCGGATCGTAGTTGTCGAAATCGTTGCAGCGTGGACGGCCGTCGAGATCGGTGACGTTCATCTCTGAGCGGCGCCCCTGCTTTATGCGTTTGAGTTCGAGCGCGTCTTGGATGTGCGGCGGTTCTTGCTTCATTTCCATGTCAGTTCCTCCTCGTTACGCAACTTGACGTTGCGCGCAGCGGCGAACCATTGGATGTATTCCAAGAACTCCGCCATTTCGGCGATTGTGAGGATGGAGGAGCGGCCGGCGTATGGCACGAAGGTTTTGCCATCGATGGAGGGGAGGAAGCTGATTTCCTGGCGCCATCCGTGCATAAGGATGGCTTTCCACTGGTCGGGGTTATAGTGGCTGCCGTTGTGCTCGACTTGATCGGCGATCTCATTGAGCATGGCCCACATTTTTGCGTTTTGATCGTTGCTGCGGCGTTGGGGTTTGCTTTCCGGCGTCATGGGGCCGCGGTAGGCTTGGCCGGTGACGAAATGGTGGCGGCATAAGAGTTCGAAGTGTGCGGTCGGCATCATTGATTCGCCGGTCCACACCCAGATGATGGGGGGGACTTTGGAGTTCATTGTTTTTGGTGCTTGCGCAGGAGGGTTAACTCAGCCTCGACCTCGGCGAGGAACTTTCTCACTTCGGCCTCGATGATATCGATGTAGACCTGATCGCGGTCGATGCGGACGATCTCGAGGGGAAGACCTTCGCGATAGAAGGCGACATCGGCCCATTTGCGGTGGGTGCAGGCGAGTTGGAACATCACTTGATCGCGGTAGGCTTTATCGAGCGGCGATTTGATCAGCATTTCGTACATGGCGTTGGCTTCCGGGCATTTGAGTTCGAGGAGGCCGTCGCTGCCGATGAAGCCATCGGGTGAGGCGCCTGCATTTTTGATGGTGGGGTGGGCGATAAACCCGGCCTCGATGACCTCGACATTCTTTTCGAATGCGTAGGCGTTGCGGGCGGTTTCCTCCTTTTCGAGTCCTTGCTGCATAGCAAAGGACATATAGCTGCTTTCTTGCGGGCGGTTGGAGAACTGCTCGAGGACGAGTTCGCGGCGGTAGTTGCGGCGGGTGGTTGCTTCCTTGCGCGGATCGGCGAGCGTGGCGAGGACGTCCTTCATGCGCGAGGCGGTGACGCAGCCGCAACGGGCGGCGAACCATTCAGGGGTTCTCTGGAGCACCTTTCTCCGCCATCATTCGTTCGTGCCAGGTTTTGACTTTAGTCAAGGCTTCGGGGAAATGCGAGCGTGGCAGTTTGTCGATTGTTTCGACGCCCAGCGTCCTGGCGAGGCTGATGGCGGCGCGATCGGGATCGGGGGCGATTTTGAGATATTCGGTGATTTCGTGGATCTGCTTCTCGGTAATGAAGAAATCATCGGATGAGGGGCTTGAGTTGCCGTCGTCATCTTTGGCGGCGGCGAGGCCGAGGGCGGCCTTGAGCGTATAGCGTTGCAGGTAGGTGACGGTTGAGCCGATGGCCTGGATGGCGTTTTTTGAGCCTGACGCATCGGCGGGGCCGGGGAGTGAGACTTGCTCTTCGTAGCCGTTCTCGTGGGCGATGACGCAGGTCACGGTAATGGTGCTGCCCTCGACGTGGGTGCGGAAGCGATAGGAGAGGCCGTGCTTGGAGAGGATCGGGGTAATGGCCTGGTCGATTTCGGCGAGGTCTTCGTGTTTATAGGATGTGCGTCCGCTGCCGAAGGAGACTTGGCGGTTCTTGATGATGATGGGGAGTTCGGCCTTGGCGGCGGCGATGGCCTTGTCGTAGGCTTTCTTGGCCTGGGCTTTTTCCCATCGTTCGTAGAGGGCGAGCAGGCGCTCGATAGTATCGGGCGAGGCGCCTGTCATGACGGCGCGGCTGAGCATATCGAGTGGGCTTGAGGGGGTGACGGGCATTTTCTCGCCATTAGGGTCGGCGAGGAGTGGCGGATGGGGGAAGTAAGGTTTGAGTTCGCTCATTCATGTTCCTCGTCATATAGCGTCATTTCGATAAGGTCGGCTTGTTCACGGATAGCCTTGACGAACAGGTCGAGTTGCAGTTCCCGCTTAGGTTCGGGCATCATCGAGAAAAGGCCGGCGGAGACGAGGACAAGGGCGGCCGCGACTTCTCCGTTTTGTGCGTGTTCGAGGAGGTCCCATATTTTCCTCGCCAGGGATGCGCCGAGGTTCCAGCGATCGGCGTCGGTTTTGATGGTGGGCATTTAGCTTTGCTCTGCCTTAGCGATAGCGGCGCGGGCTATTGATCCGATAACGCCGTGACCGCTCATCTTTTCAATTTGTTGCAGCGCCTCTAACAAATCCGGCGCGGCGGCGATGATGCGGTCATGTCGCCACAAAATTTTGCCGAGAGTTCGCGTCATGTCATCACCTCTTGTGCGCCAATTCGTTATACGCTAATCTAGGGCACGAGCGAGACCATGTCAATAGCCGTATTACGCAATAATCGGCGGCGCAAGCTGGGGCGTCCCAGGGCGGAGGACCCGCGCGAGGTAGTGGCGGTGCGGCTGACATGTCGCGAGCAGCGCAATCTCGACAAGTGGGCGCAGTTCTTGGGGCTGTCGCGTTCGGGGACGATTCGTGTAGCGCTTTACCGGCTGTTCGAAACATGATTGGCCCCTGTGTTGTATGTGCCCACAACCGCTGCACGGGGCCATGGGGGCGGCCGTTGTTTGTGGTCGACGGCCGCCCCGCCTCGAGCAAAAGGAGCGTTTGATGGGATTGCGATCTGATCTCACGACGGCGGTTGAGCGGCTGCGGCGCACGCTGCATCGGCTTGATGATGACATTGTGCATTTGGTGGCGGCGATTGACGAGCACATGGAGATTACAGCGGAGCAAGCGGAGGAGGCGCGGGCGCGGGCGGCGCCGCGGGGCTTGACGGATGGCCGAACGCCGTCCGGGTGATGCGGCCCGTTTTCTCGAGCCCTATATCGAGCCCCATAGCCCCAGAGAAAAGCGAGATAACTTTATATTTTTTCATATTGATTTAGGCGCACAATGGCTAGACGTCGCGGAGCGTCACTGTAGAGCCAAGGCGCAGGATGAGCGAACGCATTAAGCTCGAGCAGCTTGTCGCCTGTGCGGAACGCGAAAAATACGAACGCTGGGATAGCTTCCGACGCCTCGCACCAACGGAGGATGACGATGACGAAGCCGATCTTCCGGCTCGCGCTGCGCGTGGAAGGAAATAACTGGACGGCCTATTGCGCGAAGGCCGACACGATGGACGGCGCGATCTGGATGGGCTCGATCCGCCTGTCCATCGTGGACACCAACGAGGATCGCAAGCGCGCATTCATCGAGTTGATGAGGGGCGCGCTCGCTGAGTTTCTCAAGAGCCAGGGCGTTCTGGTCGAGAGCTGGAATGAGCAAGACGCGCCACAGCACGAACGCTCAGGCACAGCATAAAGACCGGCCAGCACACGTCTTACGCCGGTGGGTCCAGTTTAGGGAGGAAATAGGACGGACAACCGACCATGCGCTGATTCGGAGAAAATGAAAATGACCATGCACATCAACTGCAACGTCGGCCGCGACTTCGAAGAACTCAAGTTGCGCGATCTCAGCGAGTGCCAACGCGGTCCAGGGCGACCTCTCCGCGATCAACGCCGTGCGCCAACTGCGCCTGGATCGTGAGGCGTTGGAGAAATGCGCCGGCGCGAGCGCACTTACCCCAATCGTATGCTCACCAAGCGCTTGAGCGTGGCGCGAGCGGAGAGGGAAATTATACTCATGCGCGCGATCGTGGAGGCGTTGCGCGAAGCTTTGGAAGCGGGGAGGCTGCTTTAGGTCATGGAATTGGAATTCTGGCATATTGGCCTGGCGGCCGTTGTGTTCGTGTGGCTATTGCCGGCGGTGATTGTGCTGTTGGTCGAGCTTTATTGCGCCGACTGATCGTGGGCGGCTGCCCACCTGTGGATATATTGGAAATGTCACATTTTGTTTTGCATTCACCGGCGAACGAGTGTTGATTTGGTTTTGCCGCGGGGGACAGCGCGGCGGCTGATCCCCGTTTTGACGTTGCCGAATTACAACATGGGACCAATAGATATCGGAAAAAAGTAGATGCTTTCGCGAAAGCATCTATCGTCGCACCGCGACGGCTCACCCCCGGCATCCTCGGGTGCTTTTGCATGCGGCTCATCATCGAAGAACTCGAGACGCTCGGACTCACGCCAGAGCAGATTGTTGGCGTTCTGAGGATCGAGCAACGCGCGCTGGAAATACAACGTACATACGAACGCGAGCGCAAACGCAACTATCGCGCGAATGTCCCGGGGACGTCCCCGGGACGTCCCCGGGACACTCGCGCGCGCGCGCTCTCTCATAAGAAAGAAAGATTCTCACCTAAGAAAGAAAGAAAGGAAGATAAGAAAGAAGAAGTATTAGAATCTAAGAAAGATATAGAGGGGAAATACGAAAATCCGTCGAATCTGAAATACGAAAATCCGTGGAAGCCAAGCGAAGATCACTACCGCATCGGCCTCGAGGATCGCGGCCTCACTCGAGTTCAAGTAGACGCGGAAGCCGCGCAATACCGCGATTGGCTCGCTAACACAAAGCACCCGCACAAGGACCTCAACGCCGGCTTCCGCAACTGCTTGCGCGGCGAATGGTTCAAGCAAGCCAAGGGCACCGAGCCGACGCGCACTAACGGCCATCGCGATCCCACAGCGCTCAAGCTCGAACAGCAACTCATCGATGATTATCGCAACGGAGTGAAACGTGGTGCAATCGCTCAAGGAGAGCTTCGCCAAACGCCCCCTTGGCACAATCCCAAGCTGGGCAATGCAAGGCCCAATCAACCTCAAAAACTACAATCTAAGGGCTGAATTCCATGGTGGAAAAGTCAAAATCTACGGCAACGCCTGGCCGCTCCTCTCACGCAACCCCGACATCGCATCCACAGCCGATGAGTTCGATTGGGAGCTTTACTACCGCGACCACCTCAACGGCTTCCCGAAAGGCTACGCCGCCTACCGCAACGGCGAAATCAACTATTGGAACGTCCCCGAAATCAACCCCCAAGACTTCGACCGCGACTACACCCCAACGGTGATCAAATGAACGAAACGACCCCCGGCCGCCTCGCTAACCTCTTCGTCCCA